ATCAAACTCGGATCCCTCCCTGCTCTGGCGTTGCAACGTTGCGTAACGCCAGGGAGGTCTCATGCTCGTCACCTGCCAGGTCTGCAGCAAGGAATTCGAGACGAAGTCGACGCGGGCGAAGTTCTGCGGCTCGACCTGCAGGTCCCGCGGTCACCGCAGTGGCACCAGCGCGGCTCCTGTCACCTCTCTCCCCGCTGTTTCGGACGCATCTGACGCTGTGGCTCCCCTGCTGGCAGCAACGAGGCTCGAACTCGAGCAGGCCGGTGTGGCGGACACTGCTCTGGGCCAGCAGGCGATCGAGTTGGCGCGGCGCATGTCGGACCCGCGTGCTATGGGCCTGAGTGTGGCTCCGATCAGCAAGGAGCTCCGGTCGGTGATGGTCGACGCGTTGAAGGTCGCTCCGAGCGCGAGTGGGCTGGATGAACTGAGGAAGCGCCGCGATGCCAAGCGTCACGCTGGTTGAGCCGGCGTTCTTCACGTTCCCGGACTTCACCAGCTCTCTCGGTCCGGAAGTCGCGGATCTGGCGGAGCTGGTCGGCTTCGCGGCGGACCCGGAGCAGCGGCTGGTGCTGGATGCGATGTTCGGCCTGGACCGTGGCGGTCGGAGGGTCGCGTTCGAGGTAGCGGTGATCGGGGCCAGACAGAACATCAAGACGGGTCTCTTCAAAATAGCTGCGCTGGGTGAGGCGTTCATCTGCGAGGTTCCGCTGCTGGTGTGGTCCGCGCATGAGTTCCCGACCGCTCAGGAGGCATTCCGGGACCTGTCGGAGCTGATCGAGTCCTCACCGGACCTGGACCGGGAGATCAAGCACATCCACCGCGGCAACGGCGACGAGGCGATCGAGCTTCTGAACGGTTGCCGGATCAAGTTCAAGGCCCGCACCAAGTCCGGCGGTCGTGGACTGTCGGGCAAGCGCGTCGTGCTGGATGAGGCGTTCGCGCTGCAACCGGCACACATGGGCGCTCTGCTGCCGATGTTGTCGGCTCAGGACGAACCGCAGGTCTGGTACGGCTCGTCGGCGGGTTTGGCCGACTCGGAGGTTCTCCGGGGCATCCGGGACCGCGGCCGTCCCGGTTCCCGGTCGATGGTGTACATCGAGTGGTGCGCCCCGAAGACCGGCTGCAACTCTTCGGACTGCAGTCACGCGGTCGGGGCTGTCGGTTGCGTGCTGGATGACGAGTCGTACTGGCAGCAGGCGAACCCGCAGATGGGCCGCCGCATCCTGGTGGACACGATCCGCAACGAACGGCTCGCCCTCCCCCCGGAGGAGTTTGCACGGGAGCGTTTGGGCTGGTGGGACGACCCAGGACAGGTCGAGCACATCTTCGGGGCCGAAAAGTGGGCGCGCTGCGCCATTCCGGAGACGGAACCACCGACAGCGGGCATCGCGTTGGGTGTGGCGGTGTCGGTCGACCGTGCCTGGTCCTCGATCTCCGCAGCCGTTCCACTTCCGGGCCGTGAGCTGGTGGGGCTGGTGCACAGGCAGCGCGGCACTCAAGGGCTCGTCGAGAGGGTCGTGGAACTGCAGCGGAAGTACGACTGCAAGGTAGCTGTCGATTCTCGGGGGCCAGCGGCCGATCTGATCGATCCGATGAAGGAAGCCGGCGCAGTCCTTGATCTGGCCAAGACTTCTGACGTACAGGACGCCTCGGCGTCGTTCTTCGACAAGGTGCAGACCACGGTGATCGCGCACATGAGTCACCCCGAGCTCGAGGACGCCGTACGCGGTGCTCAGCGACGGCCGGTGCTAGACCGGTGGGCGGTCGGGCGCAGGAACTCCACTGCCGACGTGTCGCCCTTGGAGGGCGCGATTTTGGCCGACTGGCTGATCTCAGGCGAATACGACGTGCTCGACTCGATCTTCTAGGAGGGCTGATGCGCGGATACCTCACCACGGCCCTCGATGTGCTCGGCTTGCTGCTGTTCTCTGCGGGAATGGCGGCCCTGACCTACCGGTGGATCGGCTGGACCTGTCTCGCGGTGGCCGGCGTGCTCGTCCTCGCCGGTTCGGCTCTCGCGGCCCACCCGAAGAGTGGTGACTCGCGGTGAGCCTGTTCTTCCGCGGCGAGAAGCGGGCGATGGACCAGTGGTTCAACACTGACCCCGACTACGACCGCCGTGCGGTCACGGTCATGAACGCGGTGCATTTGGCCCCTGTTTTCGCTGCGATCAGACATGTTGTCGACTTCATCTCGACGTTGCCGCTGGATACGTACCAGATGAACCAGTCTGGTGACCGCACGGAGCTCCCGCTGCTGCCGTTGATGTTCCGCAACCAGAACGCTTCCGGGCGACCGGGTGTCGGGCAGTGGTTCGGTCAGGCTGCCTACGGACTGGTGACGCAGGGCAACGCGGTCGGGTGGATCACAGAGGCCGACGCCTTCGGGTTCCCGGCGGTGGTGAACTGGCTGAAGCGTGAAGCGTGGTCGTTCGACGAGATCTCGAAGCAGTGGTACGTGTACGGGGCCCCGGTTCCGTCGTCACAACTGGTACATGTGCCGTGGATCGTGCCGATCGGCCACACGCTGGGTCTGTCGCCGATCGAGCACTACGCGACGATCGTCAACGCGGGACTGTCGGCGCAGGAGTACGCGGACGTCCGTCGGGGCGGCGGGCTTCCGCCGACGATCCTGAAGAACACTGCGAAGGTCTTGACTGGCGATCAGGCGGCCACGGCCAGGGACCGCGCCATGTCAGCGTTCGCTTCGGGCAAGCCGTTCGTCACCGGGTCCGACTGGGACCTGTCGCTGACGACGATCCCGCCCAACCATGTCCAGTTCATCGAGACGCTGAAGCTGACCGCGAACCAGATCGCCGCGATCTACGGTGTCGACCCGCGGGAGATCGGCGGGGACAAGACCGAGTCACTGACGTACTCCACGGACGAGTCCCGGTCGCTGAACCGCGCCAACAACATGCGTCCGTACATCGTGCGGCTGGAGGAAGCGTTCAACCGTCTACTGCCGGACCGGCAGTACATCAAGCTGAACGTGGACGCGACGATCCGGACCGACATCAAGACCCGCACCGACATCGTGGGTGCGCAGATCCTGGACGGCCGGCTGTCGGTGAACGAGGCCCGTACGCTCGATGACAACGGCCCTGTTCCTGGTGGCGACTTCCACAACATCCCGCACGACATCGCGAATGCAGTTCACGCACCGATCGATCGCCCGAAGGGTGTTCGGAGCCAAGTAGAAGGAGAACCATCATGAGCGACGCTGAGCGGCGCTTCACGTCGGTCCCGGTGGAGATCCGCGCCGGCTCCGACAACAAGATGACTATCGGCGGGTATGCCGCGAAGTTCGGGCGGATGAGCCAGAATCTCGGCGGTTTCGTCGAGCAGATCGACTCTCGGGCCTTCAACAAGTCGCACGGTGACGGGTGGCCTGATGTCCTGGCCCGCTACAACCATGAGGACAACCTGTTGCTGGGTACGACCGGTGCCCGCACGTTGCGGCTCGGAATCGACGAGGTGGGTCTCACCTACCAGGTCGATCTGCCGGCGAGCCGTGCGGACGTGCACGAGCTCGTGCAGCGTGGCGATGTGCGGCAGTCGTCGTTCGCGTTCATCCCCTTCGACGATGACTGGGCCACCGACGATGTCACCGGCTACCCGATGCGGACGCTGCAGTCTGTCCGCCTGGTCGATGTGGCACCCGTCAACACCCCCGCCTACCTGGACACTTCGGTGGGCGTGCGGTCCGGCCGGACGGTGGACGTTCGTTCGCTGGCCCGCGTCGAGCAGCGTGTTGGGGGCGCGCTCGTCGGCCCTGGTTCGGCGTACGAGTCGCTCGCACGCAAGTTCGGCGTCGATGTCGCTGAGGTGCGCACCCTGGCGGAGCGCGATGAGCTGATCAAGTTCTTCAAGCGCACCGACAACGCCGCGCCGGTGAAGCAGCGCCGTTCGGCTCAGGCTGCTCTCGCGGCTATCGCGCTGCTGGACCCCGACGCGACCCTCTAGACCACCACTAACGGCGGGCAGGTAGAACCACCCGCTGACCGTGGCGCAGTACCAGCACCATCATCCGGCAGGGCAGCCCCCACCGGGACTCATGCACGACCACATCCGAGTCCCGAAAGGGGACATCCATGTCCAGCATTGCGGACACCCTGATGGAGCGCCGCGCGGCGCTCATCAACAAGGCCCAGGAGATCGCCCAGAAGGGCGTCACCGAGGACCGCGACCTGTCCGTCGAGGAGCAGTCCGCCTTCGACGGCATGTTCGCCGAAGCAGGCAAGCTCCAGGAGCGCGCGAAGGCCATCGCTGACGGCGAGAAGCGTGGCAGCGAGCTCGAGGAGTCGTTCCGTTCGGTGACCGGCAAGAAGCCGGACGAGCAGCGCCAGGCCGACGACAACAAGTTCGAGAAGTGGGCTCGCGAGGCCCGCGTCGGCGACGTGTTCGACATCCCGGCAGTGCCGGGTGCGGAGCGGCGTGCGATGGCCACCCGTGGCTCTGAGACCCGTGCCATGTCCGCTTCGGGCGGTGTCGCCCCGGACGGCGTGTACGGCCAGCTGTGGCAGTACGCCGTAGCCGGTTCGCAGCTGCTGCAGGCCGGTGTCGACATCCTCAACACCACCGACGGCAACACCCTGCCCCTGCCTGTCGCGACCGTGCACGCCACGACCGGTACGGCGAACGCCGCAACCCCGGCCGTGATCGCCGCGTCCGGCACGATCACCTCCAACGACGCGACGGTGACCACGGTCAACCTGTCGGTCTCCAAGTACGGCTACCTGACCCTCGTCCCGTCGGAGCTGGTGCAGGACACCAACTTCGACCTCGAGGGCTACATCTCCATGGCGGCCGGTCGTGAACTCGCCCGCACCCTGTCGTTCATCGGTACCGCCGCCGCGATCGCCGGGTTCACCACGGTCGGAGTGACCGGCCCGGCCGGTACGTCGACCAGCCTCGGCGTGCAGGCCACCGCCGGTATGGGTTCGGACCTGCTGGTGAACCTGTTCCACTCGGTTCTCCCGGAGTACCGGACGAACTCGGCGTGGGTCATGGCCGACTCGAGCTTCGCGGCGATCCGGAACCTGAAGGGCGCACCGAACGGCTCGTCGATCTGGCAGCCAGCCCTCACTGCGGGCGACCCGGACACCATCCTCGGCAAGCCGGCCTACGTCGTGCCGCAGTTGCCGTCGATGGCTGCGAGCGCGAAGCCGATCTACTTCGGCGAGATGTCGGCCCTGAAGATCCGCATCGCGGGCGGCCTGCGCTTCGAGCGCAGCAACGAGTACGCCTTTGGCAACGACCAGGTCGCGTTCCGCACGCTGGTGCGCACCGGCGCGGTCACGGTGGACCCGAACGCAGTCAAGTTCCTGGCCAACTCGGCCACCTGAGCACGAACGCAGTTACCTGCTAACTGCGTTCGTCACCTAAGGATGCTGATGAGGATCGTCGCGGTGTTGTCGTGGTACGACGAACCGGTCGACTGGCTGCGTGAATGCGTGGCCAGCGCCCGGTTCTGCGACCACCTGATAGCTGTCGATGGTCCTTACGCGGCGTTCCCGCACGACAACCCGTCCAGCCCCCCGGATCAAGCTGAAGCGATCCGGGAGGCCTGGCCGGGCTGCACCGTGCACGTCCAGCCGGAGCCATGGGATGGCGAGGTTTCGAAGCGGGACTACACGATCCAACTGGCTGTTGCATCGGGCGCCGACTGGGTGTTCGTGATCGACGCCGACGAGCTCGTGATTGCGGTGCCGGGCAACTTGCGGGAGCAGCTCGCCAGTACGTCACATCACGTTGCCACGTGTGAGTTCGAGTACCTGCAGGTCCCGTCCTGGCTTCCGGCCGGCTGGTCTATCTACCCGATTCGTCGGCTCTACCGGGCGCTTCCTGGTCTTCGTATCGAGGGTTCGCATTGTCGGGTGCTCGGCGAAGCAGACGGCAGGACAGCGCGTCTGTCTGATCCAGATCTGTTGATCTGTGATCCGGCCGAACCGCTCGACCTACGGATACACCACCGCGAGCATGAACGCTCTCCGGAGCGTCGATCGCGCAAGGCCGACTACTACAAGCTGCTGCCGACATTAGAGAAGTAACACGAACGGTCGATTGGAAGGCATTGCGATGCATTGGGCAAAGGTCTACGCCGGGACTTCGGGTCAGAGTTCGTTCTTCAACGTTGAGGCTTTCGTTCGGCTCTACCCGTCCTACATCACCGCCGACTCCGTTTGGGCTGTCGCCGGACTCCACCCCACGCTCGGCGAGGTCCGCCTTGAAGGCGACTACACGACCCTCGCTGACGCGAACGCTGCCGTTGAGAGGCTGGTGGAATCACTGTGAAGGTTCGTATCGTCAACCGCCCCACCGGGCTCCTGAACGGCCGGGACTGGCCTGAGGTCGGTGAGGTGCTCGAGGTCGAGGACAACGTCGGTGCCGACATGTGCGCCTCCGGGATCGGTGAGCCGGTGGTCGAGGACAACGTCGAGAAGGCGGTCCCGGCCAAGAAGGCCGAGACCCGGAAGTCCGCCGACTGATGGCGCAGCGCTACGAGCTGCGGATCCAGGCGACCGGTGAAGTCAGGGACGCCGCCGGCAACTTGGTCGAGCAGATCCCGGTCGATCAGACAGTCGAACTCACCGAGGACCAGGTCCGGTCCCTCACGCAGCAGGAGGAATCATGACCGTAGGTCTGGCAGCGACGACCCTGGCGAACCTGTGGCTGGGGACGCTGAAGAACACGAGCTACACTGCGGCGCTGGTCGCGGTCAAGCTGCACACCGCTGACCCAGGAGTGGCCGCGACCACTGCCGCTGCGGTCGGTGACGCGACCCGGAAGACGGTCACCTGGGGTACGGCGTCGGCCGGTTCGCTGGCGATGTCTTCGATGTCGGGTTCGTGGACGAACGGCGGCACGTCGGAGACCCTGAGTCACATCTCCTGCTGGGACTCGACCACGGCCGGCAACTTCCTGTTCTCCGCAGCGCTCACCGCGTCGCAGGCGTGGGCCTCGGCCAACACGTTCTCCCTGACGAGCCTCAGTATCAGCCTCACCCCGATCGCCGCCTGACGCGCACCATTCGCCGGCCGTAAGGGGGTGTTGTCGTGACTCTCGCGATTGATACCTCCACTCCACCGCTCGTAGCGCTCGCGGCCACCTCGGTAACAACGGCGAGTTTCACGCCTCCGGTCGGCTCGCTGCTGGTGCTGCAGGTGATGAGCACATCGTTCTCCGGTACCCCGACCTTCACCGTCACCAGCAGCGGCTTGACCTTCGCGACGGCCGGTCCGTTCAACAACGTGGCCGGTCAAAGCGTCATCCAGATGTACACCTGTGACGTCGGGGCGAGCGGCGGGTCTGCGCGCACGGTCAATGCAACCACCAACGCCTACGCCTCCATCGGGCTGAAGGTGTGGGTCGTCACAGGGCAGCACGCGACCCTGTATGTCGACACCACGAACACCAGTAACACGACCGCCAACGCCTTCAACGGCACGATCACCACTGGCCAGGACGGCTGCTGGGTGTTCGGCGGCGGTGCCGAGTTCCAGGATGTCGGTATCTCCAGCAGCACTGATGTCGCCGAGAACATCTTCGGCGTCGATATCGCCTACACGGCTGCACGGAAAGCCAACGAGACGACCAAGGCCGGTCCCGAACTGGTGAACTTCGACGCCGTCGGTACTGCGACGTCGGCGTGGGCGTGGAACCTGATCTCGATCCGGCCGGCGTCCTTCACTCCCCCGGCGATCGGCAAGAAGGCGGACCGCGGGCAGGTCGCCAACACCACCACGGCGACCTCTACAGCGGTCGCTATGGCTGCCGCGGGGTCGATCTCGACCGGGAACTACCTGATCGCCCGGATCGCGCTGGACAACGCGGGCACGAGCGGTGCCGCACCGACCTGCACGATCACCGATCCGCGGTCGAACACGTGGACGGTGGTCGGTCCTGCGAACCGCACTGCGGCCTCTGCGGCCAATGACGGGTCGACGACCTACATCGCCTACGCGAAGGTCGTGAACACCTACACCAACGGCGACAGCCTGACGGTCAACCATTCCCCAACGACGCCTGCGAAGGCGATCAACGTCGAAGAGTGGTACGGCATCGACGGCACCACCCCGGTGGCGGTCGCATCCACCACTGCCACAGGGTCATCCGCGACCCCATCGATCGCCCGGACCCCGCTTGCTGCGGGCCAACTGTTCTACGGCGCGATCTCGGCCGAGGGCCCGGCGACCGACGTGTTCACGCAGGACACCGACACCACCGACGGCAACTGGGTGACGTTGACGCGGGTCGCTTCGGCGAACGCCACCGCAGCCAGCAACCAAGACGTCTATGGTGTCGCCAAGCTCGTCACGGGTACCAGTGTGCAGACGTGGAACCCGAACATCGGTACCTCGCGCGACTGGGCGCAGCTCGCACTGGTCTTTGCGCCGACAGGTGGCAGTTTCAACGGGTCCGCCTCCCTCACGGGCACGGCCACGATCGCGGCAAGCGGCACAGTCAGCAGCGGAGCGTCCGTAGCAGCAACCGCGACCGTCTCGGCGTCCGCTTCGGTCGTCTGGACGGGCGGTTCCACACCAACCGCCGCGGCGAACGTAACCGCAACAGGCTCGACCGTGGCCTCGACCGGCGCGTCCCTGGTAGCGACAGCGGGACTGTTGACTACTGGAGCAGCGACCGCGAGCTCGACCCTGAACGCAGTGGCCACCATCGCTGCGGCCGGCCTCACATCAGGTGCGAATTCTGCGGCTCTGGCGGTCTCATCTGCAGTAACGGCCACCGGGGTGGCTTCAGGCACAGCCGTGCTGCCTGTCACCGCGACTGTCGCCGCCGTTGGCAACGTCGCCACCTCGAGCAGCGCGTCGGTTCCTATCACCGCCACTGTCGCCGCCTCGAGTGGTGGCGGCACATCATCCGGATCAACCCTTGCTGTCACCGCCGCGGTCATTGCTACCGGCAACCTCGCGGTCACGGGAAGCGCCTCCGTGTCGGCCTTGGCAACATCGGCGGCCACAGGGGCGGTCGACAAGAGTACGAGCGCGACCCTCACGGTCACCGCAGCCACAACGGCCGCCGGTGTCGCGAGTTACCAGGGGCAGAGTTCCCTGACCATCACCTCTACGATCACGGCGTCGCCGGCAGGTGCCGGACTCAGCGGCGGATCCACAACCACGATCACTGCGACTGTCACGGCATCGGGGCTTGTCTCGGGAGCAGCGGTTCGCACCGTCACGGCGACGGTCACTGCAGCGGGCAATGTCGGCTCACCGGCCTTCAATGGCTCCGCAGCGCCCACGGTCACTGTTTCTGTCACTGCTTCCGGAGTGGTCGGGAAGTCGTCAGCGGCAACAGTTCCGGTGACGGTGACTCTCAGCGCGACCGGAGCAGCGAATCTGCAGCGGACAGCCGCGCTGCTTGTCACGACGCTCATCGCCGCCGCCGGAGTCAACAACTCGACCCAACTCGGCGTAGCCCACGCAGCAACCGGGCCGGTGCCAACGGCAAGGCCTGTGATCGTTCCCACCGCAGGTTCTGCTGGGTCGCAGATGGCTACACCTTCCGCATCCCGCGGAGCAATGCCCGTCCCTAACGCGACTGGAGGATAGATGCCTTACGACATCGCGGATTCCATCGGCATCGCATGGGACGTGGTGGACGCCACGGGCGCCCCAGTGAACGCGTCTACTGCAGTGCTGACGGTCACGCTTCCGGACGGCACCACCGCAACCCCGGCTGTATCGAACCCGCCCGCTGTGATGGGCCAGTACCGGGTCACCTACGTACCGTCCGTCAAGGGCCGGTACTCGTGGCGTGCGGTCACCACCTCCCCGAGCACCGCCTACCAGGACGTGTTCGAGGTCCGCGACACCGCATCCACGGCGCTCCTGTCGCTGGCGGACGCGAAGACGCAGCTGAAGATCACCAATACGGCATCCGACGACGAACTGCGCGGGTACCTCGAGTCAGCGACGGAGATCGTCGAGTCGTACGTCGGGCCGATCGTCCCCAGGACTTTCACGCGCCGGGTCAACATGCGCTACCGCCAGTACATCCACCTGCCGCACACGAACGTCACGGCCATCACCGGTCTCACTCTCGTCTCTGACGGGTCGACCCCGATCGCCCTGACATCCATCACCGTCGACGCGACGACCGGAATCGTGTCTTTCAAGACCCCGGGCGGGATCTTCCCTTACAACGACATGGACATCACCTACACGGTGGGCCAGTCGTACGTGAAGGCCAACTGGATCCTCGCGGCAGGCCTGATCGTTCAGCACCTATGGCAGACGAAGCTCGGGAACCTGCCCAGCATCCAAGGTGACGATGCGGGCTACGTGGTGACGGGCTCGGGCCACATGGTGCCGTACCGTGCGGTCGCGCTGCTCGCCCCGGACTCGGTGGGTGATTTCGGGTGAGCGCCCAGACAGACGCGGTGATCCTCTACCTCACGGCGATGTGGTCGGCGCTAACGCCCACGACCCTCACGGGGTTGCAGGTTGCCGACGGCCCCCAAGTGAACAGTGACCCGTCGAACGACTGGCTGTTCGTCGGGTACAACGGCGCGACCCCGGACGAGTTCAACGAGGGCGCGACCGCTCAGCAGTCCCGGATGGCGTTCCAGCGGGTGAAGTCCGAAGACGGCCAGATCACCTGTGCGGTCGTGTCCGTGAGCGGCGATACCGGCGTTCCGGCGATCCGGGCGCGTGCGTACGGGTTCGTGTCGGCCGCTGAGGACGCACTCCGTCAAGACCCGCAACTCGGCGGTCTGGTGATGGATTCGTTCGTCTCGGACCACCGGTACTCCCCGGTCCAAACATCGCAGGCCGGCAAAGTCCGGATCGTGTTCACGGTCACCTACAAGGGCCAAATCTGACTCGAAGGAGCAACCATGGGCGCACTCGTCGCCACCACGCCGACGAACAGCGGCACGGTCACAGCCACTGCCGTCGTCACAGCCACGGACACGATCGCCCAGGCCCTCATCGGCCAGCGCGGCGCGCTCCTCAAGATCAACAACGGCAACGCCGCATCCGACACGGTGACGATCTCCGACGCCGGGTCCACCGCTGCGGGCAACCCGCTCCCCGCCGGGTTGATCACGGACGTCGTCGCGAACGGCACGTCGCAGATCTACATCATCCACCCCGAGCAGGTGAACCCGGCCACCGGTCTGGTGACGATCACCCACTCCGTCACCCCAACGGTGACGTACGAATTGTGGTCGCTGAGCTTCTGATGGGAGAGCTGATGACGAACACGTACATGCCGATCTCGGTCGCCGCGAAGTCGCAGTATGGCGACGCGGCGGTCAGTCTCGCCTTGTCTGTCATGGACGAGAAGGACGCGATCGACGGCGGACACCTGGAGATCGTCCCGCGCGCCTACAGGGTGCTGTCGGACAACTTCTCGGGCGGTCCTCAGGACGGCGAGTGGATGGGCGCGCTGCGGGTCGAGACCGAGCGCGCCTTGATTGCCGGCGGCCAACTTGAGCGCATCGAGGCCCCTGCTACCAAGACGGGTCCCGTCGCTGTGTCCGTACAGGACGCGACTCCCGCCGAGGAAGCACCGGCCAAGAAGAAGTAGCACACGTAGACACCCTCGGCTGATCCCCGAGGGAAGGAAGGCCCGGCACACCCAGGCGCGCCGGGCCTTCCGCACTGCCTGGGGTTTCCGTTCCCACCCCCGAGACTCCAGGAGCCACACTCATGGCCGCGTTCACGCTCGTCGATTGCCTCATCATCATCAACGGGGTCACTTTGAGTGACCACGGCAACCAAGTTACTGTCACCGACTCCCGTGACGACAAGGACGCCACCACGTTCGGCGCGACCTCGAAGGCCTCGCTGAAGGGCCTCGGTGACGCGACGATGGACATCGTCCTCCTGCAGGACTTCGCCGCGTCCAAGGTTCACGCGACGCTCTCACCGCTGATCGCTTCGACTACCCCGGTGGCCGTCGAGGTCCGGCCGACCAGTGCGGCGCGTTCAGCGACCAACCCGGCCGCACTGCTGGCCACGGCGCTGATGTTCGAGTACAAGTTCCTCGACGCCAGCATCGGCGACGTGCCCGCGACCACCGCGACCTTCAAGAACAGCGGCAACGCAGGCATGACGTACCCCACCGCCTAGTGGCCAGCATCGAGGTCCGGGGTGCCGAGCAGTTCAACGAGCTCGCCGCCCGGCTCCGCAAAGCCCGGGGTGAGCTCAAGCCTGAGTTGTACGACGCGCTCGAACGCGCAGCGCCGCCTCTGGAGCGGGCAGCGACACGTTCGGCTGCGGCGAACCTGCCCCGCAGGGGTGGACTGAACGCACTCGTCGCGTCCGCGGGCATGTCTCACCAGCGTCGGGTCGGCGGAATCCACATCGTTGCCCGCGGCATCACTCAGTTGCGGCTGACGAACGACGGAGCGGTCCGCCACCCGGTGTACGGAGAGCCCGGTACGTGGGTGGGGCAGTTGATCCCGAAGGCGAAGGACTGGTTCACGAAGCCGATCCATGACGGCGCGCCGAAGGTCCGCGAGGAACTGAAGAAGGCGCTCGACACGATCGCCCGCAAGATCGCCTAGCTAGTCCAGCGGCACCGTCCACCCTTGACCGGACGGTGCCGCTGCCACATCCCCCGGTCAAGGACGGTCAAGGGAGAAGTCATGGCAGCGAAGAAGGTCAAGGTCACCTACCAGGACGGCCGCGAGGAGATCGTGAAAGTCCTCCCGCGCGCGACGGTGATGACCGAGCAGCACTTCAACGGGATGAACAGCGAGAACGCCGCTGCGATCGGCTACCACCTCGGGTGGGCCTCGCTCGTCACCCTCAAGAAGGAAACGCTCGACTACGAGACCTGGCTCGACCGGGTCGAGGATGTCGAGGTCTACGAGGACCCCGAGAAGCCTGACGAGACCACCGATGAGATCCCACCTACCCAGCCGGATCCGACCGCCGACGTCTCGTCCGAATAAGCGCCCGCACCGGCATCCCACTCTCCGTCATCGCCGCAGAGAACTGGAACTGGCAGACGCTCCACACGTACGAAGCGGTCCTCGCTGAACTGGACGAACCAGACGACCAACCCCAGCAGGTCGACGGCAAACAGGCCCTCATCGACATGGCGCGCAAGTACGGAGGCTGATCGTGGTTGACTCCACTCTCGCGTTCGACGTCTTCGCCCGTGACGACGGGGCGTCGGCCGTCTTCGACAAGGTGGCGCGTGCGGCGGACAAGACCGGCACGGCGCTGAAGAAGACCTCGAAGATCAGCGACGACGTAGCGAAGGCGTCGGCGAACCTGACGAAGGCCCACAACGCCGAGTCCGATGCCCTGGACAAGGTTCAGGTCGCGGAGGCGCGGCTCGCCGATGTCCGTGGCAACTCGAAGGCGAAGACCGGTCAGGTCATCGCCGCCGAGAAGGCGCTGGCGAAGGCGCGCCGTGACGCTGCCGTGTCCGGCGAGGTCGCGTTGAAGGCGGCGAAGGAACTGGGGTCTGCTCTCGACAACGAGAGCAAGAAGGCCGGTAAGGGCCTCCTTGGGTCGTTGAAGAAGTCGTTCGACCTCGGCGGCGGCAGTGTCTTCAAGCAGATCGGCACCAACGCCGGGAACGGCATCCTCGGCGGCATCACCGGCGCCCTGAAGACGCCGGTGATCGGCCCTGCGCTGATCGCCGGCGTCGGTGGCGCGCTGGCTGTTGCGCTGCCTGTCGTGGGTGAGATCGCGGGCGCCGGGATCGTCGCCGGGTTCGGTGTCGGACTAGGTGCCCTGGGCATCGTGTTCGCTGCGAAGACCGTTGCTGTCCGCAACGCCTGGAACAAGAGCCTGTGGTCGATGGCCGCGGACATGAAGATCATCTCGAAGCCGTTCGAGTCGACTCTGGTGTCGATGGCCGGTTTTGCGTCCCGGACCTTCAAGTCCCTGAGCCCGGATCTGGCGGCGTCGTTCAAGGCGCTGGCTCCTGCCTTCACGTCGTTCGGTGATCAGCTCGGTCATTCGTTCGCGCGGCTGGGCCCTGCGCTCGTACCCCTGTCGACGGCTACCGCTGCGGTCCTGAAGTCGCTGGGTGGTGCGCTGCCGGATCTGATCGGCAAACTGTCGTCCCAGTTGATTGACCTATCGGCCTCGGTGGAGCGGAACCCGGCGGGCCTGAAGGATCTGGCGTCCGGACTCATCGGGGTGACGGATGGGGCACTGAAGACGATCAAGGTCCTGAATGACGTTGACTCGGTGCTGAAGAAGATCCCGGGCGGCTTCGGGTTCTTCAGCGGTCTGCCCGGCAAGCTGGACCCCGTCAAGGGCAGCATCGACGCGATCTTCACTGCGATCTCGAATCTCGACAACCTTCTCGCCGGGTCGTCGGCGAACAGCCAGCAGTTGGCGGACATTGTCGGTAAGTCGGGTGCGGCGGTCTCCGCTTACGGCCAGGCTGCGGCGGGTGCGGCCGGTGGTCTGGACAAGCAGGCGGGCGCTGCCGCACGATCGGCTCACGAGACCCACGCGGCGAACGCTGCTGCCGCTCTGGCCGCGGGTGCGTACGACCGGCAAGCCGCGGCGACGGACAAGCTGGTCGGCAGCCTCAACAAGCTGTCCGGGCTGCTGCTGACCCTTTCGGGTGCGCAGATCGGCTACCAGCAGGCCGTGGACGACGCCACCCAGGCGGTCAAGGACAACGGCAAGACGCACGACATCAACACCCAGAAAGGCCGCGACAACAAGACTGCTCTGGACCAGGTCGCGGCGTCGGCGATTGCTCAGCGCGACGCGATGCTGAAGGCCAACGACGGCAACATGTCGGCCGCGAAGTCGGCGTTGTCTTCCCGGGGCGCCTACGAGAAGCTAGCCCAGCAGATGGGGTTCTCCATCCCGGTCGCCAAGGCGATGGCGGCGCAGCTGATCGCGCTCCCGCCCGTCAAGCGCGTCGATGTGACCGCGAACATCAAGGACCTGCAGGGCAAACTCGCCACGGCTCAGACAGCGCTGAAGAGCCCGCACCTGACGGCCACCAAGAAGTCGAAGCTCGAGGCGACGATCTCGAACCTGACGTCCGGGATCGCAACCTCGAAGGCACTGCTGGCGAGTCTGCCGCAGAGCAGGACAGCGAAACTGCAGGCGAACAAGGCCGACCTCGAAGCGAAGATCAAGTCTGCCCAGGCGCTGTTGGCGAGCCCGAAGCTGTCTGCCACGAAGAAGGCCACACTTACCGCCAACATCGCGAACGCCAAGGCGGGTATCGCGACTATCAACGGGATGCTGGCGGGACTTCCGAAGTCGAAGTCGACCACCCTCACCACGAACATCGTCACCAAGTACACGACGGTCGGCAGCCGCAGCAGCGGGTCCGGCGTGGGTGGTGGCCACTTGGCCCCGGTCGCCCCGGGCAGGGCCGTGGGTGGACCGGTGAAGGCTGGTCAGCCGTACATGGTCGGCGAGAAGGGCCCGGAACTCTGGACCCCGAAGACCGACGGCACGATCATCCCCAACAACGCGCTGAAGACCGGCCAGAGCGTCGCGTCCGGCTTGGCGCAGGGCATGCTCGGTGGGGCCGGTTCGGCGATCTCCGCGGCCGGCCAGGTGGCTGCCCAAATGATCGCGAAGGCACGAGACGTGCTGGGTATCGCATCCCCGTCGAAGGCGTTCGCTCAGCTGGGTCTGTACATCAACCAGGGCTTCAAGATCGGCCTGCTCGGGAGTTCGAAGTCCGTCCAGTCGGTGATGTCCTCGCTCATGTCGAAGGTGCTGAACATCGCGTTCAACGCCGCCGACACGAAGAAGGCCATCCAGAAGACCATCGCCTCGTACAACACGGCGATCGCCGCTGCACGGAAGAAGATCAAGCCGGTCACGTCTGGCATGTCGAACTCGGAGGCCGCGAAGACCGAACGCAACAACGCCGCTGCTGCCGCGAGCATCAAGGCGCTGCGGGCGAAGCTGGCTGGCGCGAAGATCGACCTGGCGAACGTGCAGGCAATCGCTTCCCGGTTGGGTACGACGGTGAAGCGCAACGCGGTGATCGGGATGCTGCAGCGTGAGAACGTGGCGATGCAGAAGCTCGCCAACGCGCGCGCCGTGGTCGCGAACCAGTTGAAGGCGGCGCAGACGAAACTGGCCTCCGCCATCCAGGTGAGGGACGAGTTCAAGAAGTCCATTACCGACGCGGCGATGACATTCAACAGCATCGCGAACATTCAGCCGCCCGACGGTGGGCAACTGACCGCGTCGGGGATCATCGCGCAGATGTCGGAGACGCTGCGGAAGACGCAGGCGTTCGCCGCGAACCTCGCGCGGCTGAAGAAGTCCGGGCTGAACTCCACCACCTACGAGCAGATCGCATCGGCCGGGGTGGATCAAGGCGGCTCGATCGCGGATGCCCTGCTGTCGGGTGGCGGGAACACGTTCAACTCGATCAACCGGCTGCAGGCGAACATCAACAGCGCCGCTACTGGCCTCGGCAGCACTGCCGCGGCCAACATGTATCAGGCCGGTGTCGACGCCGCACAGGGCCTCGTGAACGGCCTGCTGGCCAAGACGAAGGCGCTCGATGCGGCCAGCCAGAAGTTGGCAAACGCGATCGTTGCCCAGATCAAGAAGACCTTGGGCATCCATTCCCCGTCGACGGTGCTCGAGTGGCACGGCTCGATGGCCGGTAAGGGCTTCGCGAAGGGTGTCGAGGGTGAGTACGGGCGGGTCATGAAGGCCGGTGCCGGACTCGGCACCTCTGTGCTTCCTGGTTCACGTCCACGCCGTGCAGCCGTCCCAGCTAATGGAGTCCGGGGAGGTGGCGGCATCTACATCACAGTGAATGGCGCACTCGACCCGAACGCGGTGGCGCTTCAGATTCAGCAACTGCTGAACCGGTACGGCCGTACCGGCGGTGTGTCGGTGAGTCGCTGATGGCCATCCCGACCGCCAAGGTAGAGGTGTCCTTCACGACCCAGCCGGACGACCCATCGCCAGTATGGGTGGACATCACGTCCTACGTCCGCCTCCCACTGGCCGAAGGTGGCGGGATCAAAATCACCTACGGCCGCCAGGACCAGTTCGAAACCACTCAGGCCGCGCGGCTGAGCCTGACGCTGATCAACACCGACGGCAAGTTCACCCCCGGCAATGTGTCGTCGCTGTACTACCCGAATGTGAAGAAGGGCCGCAGGATCCGGGTCTCCAGTACGTGGGCCGGGTCCACCTTCATCCGGTTCGCCGGGTTCATCGCCCCCCCGGCGATCGTCGAGATCGAGTACCTCCAGGACGCCCCGGTCGTGTACTACCCGTTGGGTGAGGACCAGGGCAGCCTGCAAGCCGGGAACGTGTCGGCAGCCGTGCAGTCCCCGATGGCGGTCACGCCGTTCGGTGGCGGCAGCAACGCGAACATCACGTTCGGGTCCGCCACCGGACCGACCACGGAGAGCCTCACCTCGGCGCTGTTCACCAGGGTCTCCGCCACGGCCGGCGCATATCTGCTGGCTCCCCTCAATGGCTTCACATCCGGATCGGACCCGTCGATCCTGCTCGAGGCGTTCATGTCGGCGAACACCGCACAGGAGATGGGGATCGCTCGACTCGACGACGGCACCAGCAACATCTACCTCGCGCTGGGGACCAACTCGTCGGGGAAGCTCACCGCCTCCTATCTAAGTACAGGGTTCTCGTACACCCTCACCTCGGCGGCAACGATCACCGACGGACTCACCCATCACGTCGCGGTGAGACAGACCACCTCCGGTGGCGCCACATCCGCAGCACTGTTCCTCGACGGCACCTCGGTGGCGACCACGTCGATCGGTTCCAGCCAGTTCGACATGGCTCGTCTCATCGGCGGCGGCGGCATCACGAACTCGGCGTTCGCCGGGACCCTGTCGCACGTCGCCGCCTACTCGGGCACGGCGATCACGGATGCCAGGATCGCGCAGCATTCCCTAGCGGGATCGACAGGATTCTCCGGGGAGAGCTCGGGCAACCGCATCCACCGCCTCGCCTTGTACGCGGGGGTTCCTGATAGCGAGATCGCCTTCGAGGTAGGCCTGTCGACATCGATCACGAACCAAGACACCACGGGCCAGCAGCCGATCACGTTGATGCAGGACGTAGCAGCTACTGAGGGCGGGGTCCTGTTCGATTCGCGGACCGGGCTCCTGTCGTTCCACGGCAGATCCCACCGGTACAACGCGTCGTCACAGTTGACGCTGTCGACGGCGCAGGGCGAGATCATGCCGAGCCTGGAACCGCGGCTGGACGACCAGGACCTCGTCAACGATGTCTCGGCTTCCCGCACGGGCGGTGTCTCGTCGCGGGTCGTGGACTCGTCCAGTGTCGCTGAGTACGGCACCTACCGCGAGGACCTTCAGTTGCTGACGACCAGCGACAACGAAGTGTTCGATGCCGCGTCGTGGAAGGTGTACACAGCCTCGACACCGCAGGTGAGGGTGCCTACCGCGGAGACGGAATTGGCGCTGCTGTCGTCAGCACAGAAGCTGACCGTGCTGGCGCGGGACGTTGGCGACCGGATGACCCTGTCGGTTCTACCGGCACAGGCTCCTGCTTCGTCGATGGACTTCTTCATCGAGGGGTGGACCGAGACGATCGCCGACCTCACCTACCGGATCGTGTTCAACCTGTCCGCCGCAACCCTGTCGGGGGTGTGGCAACTCGACTCATCCACGTACTCGGTCTTGGGTTCTACGACAAGGAGCGCGTACTGATGCTGATCGATGCTTCCGCCTACGCGGTCTCAGGCGTCGCTGCCGCGCGGGGTGCTGAGTGGATCCACCACCAGCTACGCAGTTCTACGGCTCCGTTGAGTGCGGCAACAGATCCAGAGGCGACGGTTCCGGCGTACGTGAACCATGGCCGTTGGGTCGTCGACTGTCCGGACTGCCGCAATGCGCAACTCGCGTGCGCCACTGACCACCGCTTCATGTGCAACGAGTGCGGCAACATCGCGGTCGGCCATCTGTGGCGGCCTGTCGAGTGGCCGGCGGACTCCGTGCGCATCGCAAATCTGCTTGAGAGCCGGCCGCGGCAGTACCAGAACTGGAACCCCGACGAAGACGTGCGCCTGCTGGCGATCGAGAACCTCGAGAACACGGGGAAGATCAAATGAGTTGGACCGCGCCGCGCACGTGGGTCGCAGGGGAGATTGTCACCGCGGCCCTTCTCAATGCGCAGATCCGCGACAACGAGCTCGCGCTCGCCACTGTTCCCACGGTGACCGTCGCGACAACGAGCTCGTCCTTCAGTAAGACAGCGGACATGAAGTGGCACGTTGTCGAATGCTGGGGCGGAGGGGCATCGGGTAGCTCAGCAGGGACAGCTACCGCCGGGCAGGCTGCGATGGGTGCGGGCGGTGGCGGAGCCGGGTACTGCAAGAAACTCTATGCGTCGTCTGCGCTCAGTTCCTCTGAGTCCTTCACTATTGGGGTCGGAGGTTCAGGTAACGGCGGTGCCGGTAACTCTGGCACTGCGTCTACGTTCAAGTCGTTGAGCTCAGGCGGCGGCGCGAATGGCGTGTCCATGGCTGCGACCTCAGGCTCGACGATCGTTGCTGCTGGCACCGGAGGCTCAGCCTCCGGTGGCGATGTGAATCTCACAGGCGACGACGGTGGCAAGGGTCAGGTCATCACGGGTCTCGGGGTTTGGATCAACAACGGCGGCGGCAGTCCCTGTGGCGGCGGGATGACCCTGCTGCAAGCGTCGTCGCCGTCCGTCGGTACGGCCGGGAAGTTCCCCGGAGGCGGGTCATCCGGGTCGTATGCAAGCAACTCTGCTGGCATGAACGGCACCACTGGCGCAGGCGGCCAGGTCATCATCTACAGCTACTTCGCAGGCTAGGAGATTCAAATGAGCTTTGGCAGCCCTACGTCAGACCCCATCCATGCTGCCTACGCGGCCGTGGTCACGCACTCGAATGGTCAGGTAATCGAGATCAGGTCGGTGCTGGATCCGGGGTCAAACGTGCTCGACCCGACAGACATGGATGAGGCCTGGACCGCCGCCATTGCGCTACTGGATGGGGACGCCGACTTCACCTACGAGGGTGGCCAGAAGACCTACACCACCTACGAGAGCTACACCCTCTGATGAAGCACGCCTAGGAACTGGGGGTTCCAATGGGACGCGTCTTCTTTTATGCACCTCACCCAGACGATGAGTCGCTCAGCATGGGCCTGGCGATGCTCTATTACATCGCCGCCGGCTTTGACGTACACCTCGTCTCCATGACGCTCGGCGATGCACTCGGTGTCGCGAACACCCTGAACGGATCGGCCAGTGGAACCCCGCTCGTCTGCTCGACGCCGGCGGACCACCCCTACACCCATGACCCGGCACGCGAGG